AACGGCCCGGCGGTTGAAAATGCTTCCATGCTGTCCCGTAACCGCTCATAAAAAGCGGTGTCCGTTTCCCTGTCCGCGCCGCCGTTGCTTGTTGTGATATTTTCCACCCGTTCAAAGAATGAAAATACATCAACAATTTGCGTAATTTGTCCGGGGACAAAGCCGTTACCGATAACGCCCGCCGTAAGGCATATTGCGGGTACATCGCCGTAAAGCTCACCCGGCGCAATTATGCCCGCTTCGGTGGTTTCAAAGTTTATTACGCCGTCAACCGTAACCCGTGTACCCCGTGGGATTGTTTGTACGGATAGTTGCGGCGCGGATATGTGAAAACGGAATGTTGTACGCGCAAAATCGGGTTGCAAACGCTCCGTATCTCTGAATATTTCCGCAAGCGAATCTAAAAAATCACCCTCCGCATACCTCGGGACATTTTGCTTTGCTGAAGCGTCAATAATTACCCGTTCTTGCATGATAATGTCCGCAATCCATAAAATAAAAAGCCGCACGGGGTCGGCGGGGTATAGTGTTCTATTTGTAAACCGTTCATATGCGGCAATCAAATTATTTACAAGCCGCTCTGTGTCCGCATCAACGAAGCTAACTTCGGGAAAATTCCGCATGGTTTCACGTTGCATTTATATTCACCTCCAAATGCGGGGATAATCTGCCCGTAAACTCGTCCCGCACGAATGATACGTTTAATATTTCCGCTCGTGGCTCAAACATTTCTATTGCGTCAAATATCTCCGCAATCAAGATTGATTCGGCGGCGATTGTTGGTTTATCAAGAGCGGTTGCTGATATGCCAAAATCACGATAAAGCGGCGCGGTATACCGTACTGTTGACAAAATCGTTGCGACATTCTGCAATACTTCCTCAACGATTGTTGCGGGCGCAAAGTTGATAACAAGCCGCTCGTCCCCTGTGATTGTCCGTATCATGTATATCTACCTCCCCGCATATGCCATAAGTGATACAGTTACCCGCGCAACAAGCAAATTACCGCGATTGTCGAACCGTTCAAGCTCTTTACTTGTTTGCGTTATTACCCATCTGTGCTTCCCGTATGCCCGATTGCCAATTACAAGGCGCATTATCTGCCCGCTCCGCTCCGCGTTTAATAGTTTTGCAAGCTCATTCATGGGGTTTACGCCTAAAAATGCGGAAAAATACATTGAAAAGCTGATTGTATCGGCGTTTGTGCCTGTAAATTCAAGCAAAACGTCCCGCAAGTGACGGTTGTGTTGGGCATATTGTGCGGAACTGTCCCAACTCATACCCTCGAATGTCCGTACTTGATTGCTTGATACTGAAAAAACGATATTTCCAAGCGTTCCAACCGTTGCCATGAGCTATACACCCCCTTAAATGCCGCCAAGTACAAAGCCGTCACTTTCCCCACTCGGAATATAAAGGCAAACCACAAGTTGCCCGACAAACGGCAACCACGGGTATACGGTCATTGTTTGGCGGTGCGGCTTATGCTCAATAATTCCGTGTATCGGGCATTTTCGGACGGGTGCGCCGCAAATTTGACATAATACCGGGTGCGGTGGCGGCGGAATATGTCCCGGCGGGTCATCAACGCACATAAGCGGCTCGTTTTTGTCTATCGTTTCTAACTTTTCATATCTGACAACGCGGCTGTTTTCGATTACATCTTTGCGCGTTTCGTATGTGTCTTTTACATATTCCTCCCCAAACTCTAATTCGCGGTCGGGTGAATTGTATTTTGTCTTACGCCCCGGCTCGGGGAATTGTTGCCACGAATCGCCCCGGTCGTGTGAGTTGTATATATCGTTTGCAACCGTTTCATGGTCGTACTTGTGTTCTTCCCCGTCCTCCGTAACCCATTTTTCAACGGTGATAAAAGGTTGATTTTGCAAAACTTTTAATTGCCCCGATATGAGCGGTTTGCCGTCTTTGTCCTCTTTGTCGGTATACTCGACGCGCACAAGCCGATTTTCAACGTCAACGGACGATACCGTGCCAATCCGTACTAAGTTTGTAAGTGCTGTTTCAATGCTCATCAATACCCCTCCAATACGCGGCGCAATTGTACCGTTGTTGAATACCCGCCGCCCGCTACGGAATGGGTGGCTTTCTCTATGATGTACTTGCCGTCAAACATACCCCAACGCGCAAGCATTACCGTAACGCCCGCCACAAGCCGAACGTCCCCGACAAGCGTAAACTCCGCTTGATACTCACCTTTATTTTTTTGCCGCAACCGTCGCCGCGCAAGTTCTCGGGCTTCGCCCCGTGAGCGTACACGCTCGTTAATTCTAAGCGTTTGCCCGTTTGGGCTTGCCCCCGGCGGTGTAAATGTGTAGTTGTGTGTTTGCCCTGTTGCGGGGTCGGTGTAGGTTACGCGGCTACGTGCGTACTTTGCGTCATTTGCCTGTGTTCCGAACCGCCAACCCGTAATATTGCCCGCTCCGCGCTGTATGGTTGTAACGTGGGGTTTTTGCTCATACTCCGCCGCGTCAAACAAAACGATAATGCCGCCGGACGCTTTGAGGGATATACCCGCGTTATAGCAAAGCCCCTGTAAAAAAACTACGTCCGATAACTCAACTTGTTCTTTACGGTCAAAAAGCGGGTCGTATGATGATTCATACATGAGCGTCATGCCCGCGTCGCTTGCGATTTCGCCCGCTATGGCGGAAAGTTTAATATTTTCCCATGCCCGTGTATGTGTTTCCGTTCTCAATGTATCGGTATGCGGTAATGATGTTGCTTTAATTTCCACGGCGGCGGGCGGCCCCGAACTGTCCACGCTGTCAATTTCAAACTTTCCGCAAGGAAGTATACGGCTGTTTCCGTCCGATTCAAAATTATGTTGAATAATAACGGCGGACATTTCCGCGCCCTTTGTCCCGTCCTCGTTGTCAAGCCAATTTTCAAGCCATACACCCTCCCTATCGTCAAGGGATATTTGCAAATCGTCCGCATAATCCTCTTCGTGGTCGGTGTATGTCATTTGCAACAAATAACGGTTTGCGTCCTCGCTTATGTCCGCGCCGTCAATGCTTACGGCTATTGTGGTACGCCTTGCGCTTGCGCTCATTCCTCCGCCCCCCCTTACCGTTTCCACGGCGGCAAGCCGCCCGGTGGTCTTGCGGGTATATCGGGTATTACAAGTTGCACGTTGGCGGGGAAAAAGAAAATATGCCTATACTTGATATTGGCTTTTATGAGCGCGTCCGCCCGCATTTCACTACCAAGCGTCCGCTTCGCTATCAAGTCCCATTTGTCCCCGGAAATTGTGGTATAGGTTTTAGGCATATTTCTTTCTCCTTTCGTCCTCACGCTGTTTACGCAAAAACTCCTTAAATTGCGCCATGAGATTTTCATTATTTTTCTTTAGCTTTTCGTCCAAATCACCCGGCGTATCGCCGTTGACGTGTACAACTGTGCTAAACTCGCAAATTATTGATTCCCCGCCGCCGTAATAGCTCGGGAAGTCGGGCAATGGCGGTTGTATCATTTCTGCGGTGCGGTTTAATGCCGCGCTACGCAAGCCGCCTATCATGCCGCTAACTCGCTCAATAACATTGCGCGGGCGTGTGTCCGAATCGGACACAATGGACGGTAATAATTTGTTAATGGTTTTTGCCTTGTTGATGTTGTTAAATATTTCTTTTGTTTGTGCGTTGGTGAATACCTTGCGCCCCTTCGCGCCTGTGATAAGCTCCCCGCCCTTGCCGCGAATATCGCCCGCAACAAACGTGTCGGGTGTGCGGTTTGCGCCGCGCCACAATCGCGGTATATCAAGCGGCTCAAGCAATGAAATATTCACGCCGGGGATTCGGTTTATTACCCCGATTGCGCGGTTAATGCCGTTGATAAAGCGGTTGAGTAAGCCCTCCGCAAATCCGATTATTGAATTTACAACGGTGCTAAAAGCGTTGCCTATGGCGTCGCCTATGGTTGAGCCGATTGACGTAAAAATGCCCTTTATCGTTTCCCATATGCCGCGGAAAAAGTCCCCAACCGCCGCAAACACGCCTTTTATGGCGTTCCATGCTTCGGTAAACTTTGCTAAAAACCACGCGGGGACGGCTGTAAAAAATCCTTTTATCGCGTTTACCGCTGTTGAAAAGATGTTTTTTATTGCCGCGCCCAAATTTGTAAAAATGGTGCGGATTCTATCAACAATATTGTCAACAAAATTACGGAAGCCTTCAAAGTTGTCATATAAAAACTTGAATACGCCCGCAAAAGGATTGATGATAAATAATAAAATTGCTTGCCAATTATCCTTGAACCAATTAAACAAACGGGCGGG